TCAAGGGTATAACCACGAAAGATCTTTGAAAAAACTAACCGATGCCGGAGTCCTTGATCTTTGGTTTGAACCTGTCTATGAGGAAGAGAAAGAATTACCTATTATTAATGGGTATGCAGGCAAACTGATTAAAAAAGCAGGTTGGGGAGATGGGATATTAGAGTATGGTTGTGCCAAACTTCCAACCAAACTAATTCATGCCATTAATGATATCAATACTCATGAGAAGCAATGTTCAGACTTTAATAGAAGAGTAATAAGTATTACATTAGATTCTGGAGTAAAGATTAATCTAGAGCAAATTAATCAAATTATTGATTATCTTACTAAGTAATTAACATAGGGTAGAGTTCTGACCTATTAGAACGTTCAGTAATATACTGACTACCCTATTTAATATTGTAAATATGGACGGAACCATTATAATGATGACCACAGTACAATTAATGTCTAATGAACAACAAAAAGATATTAATGATGCTTATAATGCAGGTAAGGTGGAAGCTAAACAAACTGAATCAGGTGTAAAATATCTATTATGGAAGAATTAAAATTATTGCCTTATAAGGTAATTAATTGTAGGGTCTTTTTAAATGATAAGTATTTATATACTGAAACATTTATTAAATTTTATAATCCTAAATCTACTTATACACAAGAAGAATTAAATCAATTATCTAAATATTGTTAATTATGAAGAAAATTATTTTAGTATTGATGATTGCCTTCCTAGGTATTACCTCAATGAATGCACAAGCACAGAAAATAATTAAATATGTTGTTGAATCAAATAGTCCATTTTTTATCACATATGTAAATTCTGACGGTAATACCGAACAGAAAACAGTGTATTCTAATAAATGGAGTGTGGAATATATATCACCTAGAACTAATTTTGTTTATGTTTCAGCACAAACAGAAGAAGAAAATTCTAATATAAGTGTTAAAATATTATGTTGTGATCATGTTGTTGAAGAAGCTAACAGCAGAGGTGATTATGTTATTGCTAGTGCTAGCGGTAATATTGATGATTATCCCTATAAATGTATTTTTAAAGGAGAAGTAAAAACCTATACGTTTTCTAAAATATATAAAACACCTGACATGGATGGTGATGTCATTTGTGAAGTAAGTACTAAAGTGAATATAATAAAAAAAATTAATGATTCTTATTATAAGATAATTTATTATGATGAGAAAAATAATACTATTACAGGTTATATGTGGGTTGGTTCATTTAAATAATAACTAATCTTAATTAAAAGCAATAAGTATTATGGAAATAAGTTTAGTAGAATCAGGGATAATTGATACACTTATTCCAGATGTAGGAGATGTTGAACTATTAGAAGATATTTATGAGCAGTAATATTAGTTGGGCTAAAAACATGAGTAGTTATACTGGTAAGGAATCTGTTAAAAAGAAGTCTAAACCCGATGTAACTACTCATAAAGAAGTTATAACTAAATCTAAAGAAGAGCTATTAGCTATGATTGATGAGGTTACAACTGAATTTGAGAGGAAATATCAGCAAGAACCTACTGTAGAAATAGGTAATTGTTTAGTTAATTTAAATAGTATTAAATTAGATTAGTATGATAGTAGAAATAGGTAAAATATATGAGCATGAAGATTTTGGACTAATTAAAGTACTAGGTAAAAGTTCAGTATCTCCCAGTTATGTTAAGGCAATAATGTTAAAAGCAAACGACAGTGCTGTATATAATATATTAATTGACAGATTAAGACCAATGACTAGCAAATCAGAATATCCAAAAGAAATGTTAGTAGGGGATTATGGTGATACCAAAGCACGTAAAAAAATAGTATTAGGTTATTATCCAGAACTTCCAAAACCTTATTTAGTGCAAGGAGAAACATCAGAAGAATATTTTGGATATGATTGTGCAAAAGATATTCCACGAACTAAAGAGGTAACTATGCAAGAAATTGCAGATAAATTTAATATTCCTGTTGAACAATTAAAAATTAAAAAATGATTTGGATAATAATTGGAATAGTAATATACTTGTTAAGTACTTTTGGAATGTGGAAATATGTTAACTTACTGTATTCCAAAAAAGGTAAGTGGTGTAGGGATGAGCCAGATTTTGTGGATATATTTTTAACAGTAGTTCCTGTAGTTAACACAGCCTCGTTATTTAACTGGTTCACATTTTATCCACTGGTAGAAGAGAAAAAGCCGTTTAACTATAATAAATTTTTTAAAATTAAATAAATATTAAATGATTATTGAGATTGATTTAGTGAAGTTGATTAGATGGGAACTCAATATCAATGAGTATTTAACGTTACTTAAAATTGAAGAGAAAGATAATTATGATATTCCCTTTACAAGTAGTAGAGAAGTAATTAACAGTTTAGTTGGAAAGAAGCTAATAGAATTTAGTGAAGATAATAGTATTGTTTATCTTACAAATAAAGCTCTTAAAATAGTTGGTAAAGAGAAAGTTAACTTTAACGAGTTATTTGACTTATATCCCTATAAAACACCTACTGGTAGAATATTACGCACTAAGAATAAAGAGCAGCTGGGTAAACTAACTAGGGATTATAAGTTGTTATCGGAAAAATATCTTAGGAGGGTTAAGAATATTGAATTACACAATACTATTATCCAAGCTACTAATTTAATGCTTAAAGACTATAAAAGACGTGGAGCATTAGATTATTTGAAAAAATTAGAAACATATATCAACCAGAATGGTTGGGAGCCTTATGTAGACCAAATTGTTGATAATGTATCATATAATGAAGGGGGTAATGTAGAGAAGTTATGAGTTTATTTAATAATGTAGTACAATCTATAGAGGATAATGTAGACGTTAGAAAATCTGGCAAGTCTATTGCAATACCTTTCTATAAAATGCCTAGATTAAGTAAGATATTACCAGGCATTCTAAGAGGTAGATCGTACCTATATACAGCTGGTAGTAAGGAGGGGAAAACACAACTAACTGATTTCCTGCATGTTTACCAAGCTATTGAGTGGTTAATGGAAAATCCTAACTCTGGATTATCACTAAAAGTAATATATTTCTCATTAGAGCTGTCAAAGGAAACTAAAATAGCTCAAGCTATATGCTATAGGTTATATACAAAATATAATATAATAATAAGCCCTGATTATTTATTATCAGTATATGACAATTACATATTAGATGAAGAAGTTCTAAATATTATAAAATCAGATGAATTTCAAGAGTGGTTTAAGTTCTTTGAAGAATGTGTAGAATTTGTAGATTTTCTAAGACACCCTACTGGTATTAATATATATGTAGATCAATACGCTAAGAATAATGGATCTTTCCTATATAAAGAAATAGATTGGGAGGAGAATGGTGAAAAAACCAAGCGCAAAGTTGTAGATAAATATATAGCAAATAATCCCAATCAAATAGTAGAAATTATTATAGATCATTATTCTCTGTTGGCAGAAAAAGGTAAGTCTACATATGAGTGTATAAAAGACATATCTAGCAACCATCAAATAAAGTGGAGAGATAGATATAACTATACTCCAGTAGGTGTTCAGCAGCAAAGTGCAGACAGCTTATCTATGCAATTTACCAATAGAGGGGACAACATACTTGAGAAAGTAAAGCCATCTCCAGAGGGGTTAGCTAATTGTAAAGATACTCGACAAGACGTTAATCTGATGATTGGTATATTTAGCCCGTATAAATACAAAGAAGAGGAATATGAAGGATGGGATTTAACTAGAATAAGAGATAATCATAGGGAAATAAGTATTTTAATGAATAGAAATGGCAAATCTAATGCAACTGTCCAAGCTTACTTTAATGGGGCTATAAACCTATTTAAAGAGCTTCCTAGAGACCCTAATCTAAGTATATATAGATTTGTAGATAAACTAAGACTTAAAGAAGAATCTTATGGATAATAATAAAAATAACAATTTATGATTAAAGTTAAAAACAATTATCACAACCATCGAGAATACTGGAAATCTAAAGAGTATTTAGAGAAACTATTTGGCAGGAATGTTAATATCAAGTCAAGCATGGTTCAAAACTTCTTAAATACTATTGACAGTATCCCAAAAAGTGAGAAATATACTATTGCAGCATATGGGAGTCTATTAAATATTAGTGATATATTTAGAACCATGCCTACTGCTGATAACTTTAGAGCTGGTATTATTCGTGGATACACTAGGATATTTAATATTGGAAGGCTAGGACAAGGATGTTATCTTAATATCCAACCATCTGACTATACTAATAAATTAACTTGTAACTTTATTGATATTAGTTACGAAGATTTGCCTGAGTATATTTTAAGAGAAGGTTATTATAATATTGAAATACTTGATCCTAGTGATTATATAGACAGTATTTCTGGGAATGTAAATAACCCTGTTCTTACAGTAGTAGGTGATCAAAGCATTATTAATCAAAGCATTGGTATAGAGCCTCAATTGAATTATGTACATCTATGTCTCACAGGAATGAAAGATGTCGCTGGTTGGGAAGGTGTACAAGAATTTCTACATGATACACTTTGTTATAGCAACAAAACTAATGATTATATTCCACTAAAACATTGGTTAAATTCTTTAGATCTAGCACAATATTTAGTAACTAATAACTATAGTTCACGATGAGTAAAATATATTATTACCAACAGGAAGTTAAAATAGGCGATAAGGTGGTTATTAATGGTGTGGCCCTAAAAGTTACAGAACAACTTATTGAGGATAATCCTGATTTATTCAAGGTAGCAGAAGAGCAAGAGATGCCTGAATATGTGGAGTGTATAAAAGATGCTGGAAGTATACCTAAGATTGTCAAGAAAGGTAAGATTGTAAGAGCTACATATAAATCTGGAGATGCATTTCCATATAGATTTGAGACTGTAGCTGGAGAAAATGGCTATGGTAATTCTAAAGTATTCTTTGAGCATTTCAAACCATCTACAAAAGAGGACTATCTCTTACAAGAAGCTAAGAGAAGGTACCCTAAAGGGACTAAGTTTAAGTCTGGGGCCGATAATGATAGGATTAGAACTGTAAAAGAATATGGTGCATATACCCCAATAGAATTCTATTGGTGTACTTCGTATGGGGAACCATGCATAAGAAGTGCAATGTATAATCCATCAGATTTCTGTTCTAACCCTTGTGTGTATGTTGATGGTCAATGGGCAGAGATTGTCAAACCTATATTCACTACTGAAGATGGAGTAGAGATATTTAAAGGAGATGAGTATTGGTGGTTTTATGATGGCTTAGATCCAAAAATAATGCACGCTTCGGACGGTGCTCATGAAAATTCAGGCAAGAAGCCTAATGCAAAATACTTCTCCTCCCGTGAAGCAGCAGAAGAGTACATTGCTAAACACAAAGAGAAGACATTGGAGGACTATGAGAAAGAGATAGATGATATAACATCTATTAGTGGATACTCTGTTTATAGCTGGTTGAAAGATAATGATAGGAAGCTATATTACACTAAAGTGCTTAATGCCATTGCAGATGATTTGAATGATGGAAAATGTGTAAATCGAATATTTATCAAACGTCATGGTGGAGACTATATTCCTGTTTTTGATAAAGAATCATTACGTGGCACTCCCATGTTCGCTTCTAAATCTGATGCTATGAAAGCCATCAAAATAATGGCAGACAAACTTGATTATATTTACAAACATTAAATTATTTTAATTAATGAGTGAACTTATAGGTATTGTAGGAGCAAGTGGTACAGGTAAATCAACTGCTATTCATGGTAATGAGAAGCTAGGTATTAAAGGGTTAGATCCTAAAGAAACTCTTATTATCAATGTAGCAGGTAAACCTTTGCCATTTAAAGGCTGGAAGAAGTTTTATACACCTTTTGAAGGATCTAAGGGTAATTACTTAGCGGATAGTAACCCACAAACAATTGTAAAGGCATTAGATTTTGTAGACCAAAAGCGTCCTGAAATTAAAAACATTATTATTGATGATGCTCAATATATAATGGGATTTGAATTTATGAATAAGGCACTAGAAAAAGGATTTGATAAGTTTAATGTGCTAGGTAAAAAGTATTACGACATATTTGACAAAGGGAGACAACTTAGGGATAATTTGAGAGTATTTATATTAAGTCATTCAGAGGAAGTACATAAAGATTTTGAGGTAGTACGTAAGATGAAGACTCTAGGTAAAATGATTGATGATAAGATTACACTAGAGGGGTTATTTACTGTACTATTATATACTCACACAGAATGGGACGATAAAGAAGGTAAAGGTAATTATTATTTTATTACTAACAGAACTTCTGAATACCCTTCAAAATCTCCTATAGATATGTTTGATACTATTCAAATACCTAATGATCTGGGTTACGTAGCTGAAAAGATTGATGAATATAATAATGGATAATTTGTAAAATAAATAAATATTATTAACTTTGTACCCTAACCTAATAAATAAGATTTAGACGTTAAATAATTAATATCAACTAACAATTTAAAACAGTATTTTTATGATCAATTTGAATGACGAGAGATTTGAAGAAAGAGAATTTAAAATTTTCAATGGTGGAGAAGCTGGAGTTGTTAAAGGCTGTTCAGTTCGAGTAGAGAAGAAAACAGCTAATGACACGGAGAATGCACCTGATTACAAACTATTTGTAACTGACGAGACTGGAGCTGAATTTAATAAAGGTTATTTTAAAGGTAATCTAGATGATATGTCAGAAGGTCAGGAGCAGTTCTTTGTAAAAGAGATGAAGCACCTTGCTAAAGTATTTAGGGTTCAAGACCAACTACCAACACAAGTAGCATCTTATGAAGAGCTTATCGACACCACAATGAAGCTATGTAATAAAAATCAGGCTAATGTAAAAGTTAATGTAGCTGTATGTTATGGTACAGTTGATTACCCACGTCGTTTCCTAGAACTTGATGGCTTCTGGGGTATTCAAAATGTAGAAGATGGTGTTCCACGTTTGAGTCGTAAAGCACTTACAGAACGTCCTGAACCTGATTCTGATGGTCCAGATATTACTATTGGAGGTGGCTCTGAAGATTCAGGAGTAGCTGATGATTGGGCATAAATAAATAGTTAAATTTAAAGTGAATCTAATAGGTGGGGAATTATCCTCACCTATTTTTATTTGAAATAATATGAAAGAACAATTTGTTACTTATGAAATAGCATTAAAACTTAAAGAATTAGATTTTAATGAAGAATGTTTATGTACTTATGCAGTAAATGGTAGACGATTTCAAAGGAATCCTTCTAATAATATGGCAGGAGAAGAAATAGAAGAGCCTTATACATGGAAGAATTCTTTAATTCATAAAAGTGTAATGACAGCACCATTATGGCAACAAGTAATTGATTGGTTTAGAGAAAAGCATAATATTATAATAGAAGTATGGTTTGATTATACTCAAATTAATATTAATGAATTTCTTTGGATATATGAAATATACGTAAATAATAATCAACATGATCATGACGGAAGCTGGTATGACAACTTTAATGAATGTAGAGAATTTGCAATTTTAAAAGCAATTGAATTATTAAATAATGATAAATCTAAACGATGAGAGATTTCAACAAAAGTTATTAGCCACAGAAGATAATGTACTAAACTACATATCAGATTACGACATATTTAGACATTATTTACCAGAATTTAAATTGAATAGTGTAATTAGTTCTCCCTTTAGAAAAGATAATCACCCATCATTTGCAGTATATATTTCAGATAGATATAATGATAGAATACTGTATAAAGATTTAAGAACTGGTGAGAAAGGAGGAGCAATTACATTTGTACAGAATAAATTAAATTTATCATATAGAGAAGCCTTAGAACAAATTGTAATTGACTTTAATTTATCAAATAAATTCCATTTAAGGCACAATCTATCTAAAAGTGGTCCTAGGCCACCTGTTACTCATAAAGTAGACTTAAAGCAGCTTAAAAAGACAATTGACCTAAATATTAAGAGTAGAGTGTGGAAACCTTGGGACATTGAATATTGGAATTCCTATGGAGTAAGCTTAGATACTTTAAATAAGTATAAAGTTAAACCTCTACAATATATATTTATTAATAATAAGATTTTTAAAGCTGATAAATTAGCTTATGCTTATACAGAGTTTAAGAATAATCTAACGAGATTTAAAATATATCAACCTGAAAATGATTATTTAAAATGGATAAACAACTTTCTTCCAAATACCCTAAGCGGGTATACCCAATTACCAGAGGAATCGGAACTTCTATTCATAGCCTCCTCATTAAAAGACGGTATGTGTCTCCACGATCTAGGATACAATTTTATAGCCCCACAGACAGAGAATTATACTTTCAAGCAAAGTCTTATTAATGAGTTAAAATCTAGGTTTAATCAAATAATAACATTTTACGACTTTGATGATGCAGGTATTAATGCCGCTAAAAAACTAGAGGAACAATTTGGATTACCTTATATCAATACAGGTAATATGTTAAAAGATATATCTGATTATTATTTAATAAATGGAAGAGACGCTTGTATTAAACTAATTGAATATGAGAGAAATATATTATAAGGAAGGTGAGCATATTAAAAGTAAGGAAAAATATATATTAAACTTCTTTAAATCAGGGGTAAGTACATATTATCCAAAAACATACTATAGAGATAATAATTTTATACAATGTCACGAAAAATATGCAAGAAGTTTTGATGACTTATTTTGGTTATTTAAGAGTAAATTTAAGACTGCAACTAAAGGAGAGCTTGCTAGAATTATTTTAAATAAAAATAAGTCAGACGTAGGAGTGTATTATTGTGATGGTATCTATAAAATGGTTATATCTAAAGATAAAGGTGTAGCTATGGGTTTTATAAATAATTATAGTGCAGGTAAAAGAACCCGTTATATGACAGAATCCTTTGTAAAAGAAGGTCCTAACTTTGATAAGTTACTCAAATATGCATTAAGAAGTAAAAAGTTTTCACTTAGCGATATAAATTTAAATCCTATTAAAGATTATGAAAAAGATTTATTATAAAGAGGGTGTACATATTAATAACAAGAAAGAATACATCCTAAC